CGAGATCAAACCTCGTGCGAGGATTATCCACACGTTGCACCGGATGTGCTTCGGCTAACCGTCGCTCCGAACTCGGAAAGAGAGTCGGCTCAGAGCTTTACGACCTACTCGCAAATCGTTTCTATGCTGCGAGATCGCGTTGCGAAAACCCGGAAAACAGTAAATATCGCTACTACGGAGGTCGGGGAATTGCTTGTCGATTCAATTCCACTGACGAGTGGGTTCGATATTCAGTGGATGTCCTCGGCGCGGACGGTGACCTTGAAATTGACAGAATCAACAACGATGGAGACTATGAGCAAGGGAACCTCCGGCTCGCATCCAGATCAGAGCAAAACTCAAATCACCGACACCTGGGACATCCTGAATACAGGGGACTATGCCCGGTTCGCGGTCTTGACGGAAGATGGTTGCCTCGTATCCCATAACTGTGGATACATGCTCGGCGAGGGCCACGAGTTCGAGAACAAACAGACCGGAGAGATCGAGGCGACGGGCCTCCTGGGCTACGCCTGGAACATGGGGATCAAGCTGACCCAGGAAGAGTCCTCCATGTCCGTGAAGGTGTGGAGAGACACCTACAAGGATGCCGTCAAGTTCTGGTATAAGCTCCAGGACGCCGCCTTCCAGACGATGCGGACCAAGGAAGAGACCGTCTGCGGTCACGTCTCCTACGACACCAAGGGGGCCTTCCTGCGGACCAACCTGCCCAGCGGCCGGAGCCTCCACTACATGAAGCCCAGGATCGAGAGCGTCTTGGCTCCGTGGGGCAAGTATAAGAACTCCCTGACCTACGACGGGTTGAACGACAAGAACCAATGGGTCCGCACGTCCACCCACCCAGGGAAGCTCACAGAGAACGTAGACCAGGCCATCGCTCGCGATCTCCTGGCCGACGGGATGATGAAGGCGGCCAAGAACGGCATCCCCATCGTCATGCACGTCCACGACCAAATTCTAGGTCTCGTAAGGGAGGAAGAAGCCGAAGAACGACTCCAGGTGCTCATCGAGTGCATGACCGATCTGCCCCCGTGGGCGAAAGGTATGCCAGTGGGAGCGGCTGGTCACATCTCAAAATGGTTCGTCAAAGACTAAGGAAACCAACATGTCTATCAATGGGAAATTCGCCCGCCACATCTCCGAGGAAACGATCGTCCAGATCATCCAAATCCGAACGCAGACAGGCCCCACGACTCGTATCATGCGCCAGATGCCGGAGCCCAAGGTCTTCGTGGACGTGGCTTGCGAGTGCGGCGACCAACACAGCATCCCTATCGAGGACTTCCTGGAGGACTTCGAGATGATCCAGGAGATCACGTTGCGGTCGGTCGAGATCGACCACGATGCAGACGACACGGAGTTCTGGGTGGGCCTCCACGAGTTCATGGTGAGCCAAGGTTTCGACGGGCTTGTCGAACCCGAAGTCGAAGAGGATTTCGAGACCGAATGTGAAACCCCCGCGACTCGAGTCCACTAATGTCGGAAGAAGCGGTCGAAGCCACGGTAGACGCCATCGCCAAGCGCAACGGCTACCTTGTCAGGAAGGTCTCCTGGCAGGGTCGCCGTGGTGCGCCGGACAAGGCGTATATCGGGCACGGCCGCTTCATCCTGATCGAGTTCAAGAAGAAGGGCGAAATCCTGGAGGGGCAACAGAGCCGCGAATGGAAGCGCCTGAAAGCGAAATACGGCGATGTGCATTGGACTGATAACGTGGCCGATGCCTTGAAGATATTGGGGACCGAGTGATGGCGAAAGGCGACACCAGACTGTATCTCCAACCAGAAGCCTATGGGCTATTCGAAGGCTTTGACCGGACCCTGACATACGAGGATTTCGATGAGTATCAAAAATGGATGAGCAAGAAACTGGAGACCAGCAAGGCCGTCCTCCTGGGGGCGTTCATGGGCAGCGGGAAGACGGCGACGACGCTCCACGCCTTCTGGAAACTGTGGACGGAGGGCAAGGTCAAAAAGGCCCTGATTATCGCGCCCTTAAACGTGGCGAAGGACACCTGGCCGGACGAAATTATGGTGTGGGACTTCGCACGGGAACTCCAATACGCCGTGATAGTCGGGGGCGAAGAAACGAGACTCAGGGCGCTTGAAGAAGAGGCCGAACTCTTCATCATCAATCGCGAAAACCTCAAATGGCTCTACCAACTAAAGGGCCACATGTGGTTCAAACAGTTCGACATCCTGATCTACGACGAAGCCTCCAGGCTCAAGGGCGCGGACAAGAAGACCAAGAAGGGCCGCCCTCGCAAGGATGGCACCGTGAAGCCTCGGTCGCGGTCAGAGTTCGGCTACACGGCCCAGGTCCGGCGCGCGATCCCTCGCGTCTGGGAACTCTCTGGAACGCCGTCCTCGAACGGCCTGATCGACCTGTGGGGGCCTGGATACATCCTGGACTTCGGGAAGCGCCTGGGCACGTCCCTGACGGCCTTCCGCGAACGCTGGTTCCAGTATGACCAATACAAGCGGACCTGGAACCCGTTCATGCACTCCGAGGGCGAGATCATGGCGATCCTCAAGGACATCATGTTCGTTCTCCGAGAGGAAGACTACATCAAGCTCCCGCCGCTCAAGGTCTACGACCGCTTCGTGAATATGGAGCCTCGCCACATGGCGAAATACCGTGAGTTCCAGCGCACCCTGGCGCTCGAAGAATACGACGTGGAGGCCGTGAACAAGGGGGTCCTGTCGAACAAGCTACTCCAGTTCTCCAACGGCTCGATCTACTCGGACGCTGACATGGACGATCCCGACTGGACGCCCACCACGCCGCCGAAGGCCAACCACATCCACGACCGCAAGCTGGAAGAACTTGGCTCGATCTTCGAGGAAGCCAACGGTGCGCCAGTCCTGATCGCCTACACGTTCAAGTTCGATGTCCACGCGATCAAGAAGAAGTATCCGTGGGTCCGCGTCTACGGCGAGACACCGAACGATCTCAAGGATTGGAACCAGGGCAAGCTCAAGGCGATGATCCTGCACCCAGCCTCGGCGGGGCACGGTTTGAACTTCCAGCACGGCTCGAACATCGCCGTCTGGTATGGACTCAACTGGTCGTTAGAATTATACCAACAGTTTAATAAGAGACTGCATCGTCGGGGACAGAAAGGCGAGAGCGTCAAGCTCTACCGTATCCTCACGAGGGGCACCCACGACGAATGGGTTGCCGAGACCCTGGAGAACAAAGCCGCGACCCAGGACCAGATTGTGGAATACGTCCGCGTGAGCATGTCTCAGATACGCGAAGACATGGAATGGATCGCAGCATGAGCGCCGACGAAGAAGACCTTATGGGTGCCCCAGCGAAGCCGGACCCCCACGCCAGTATGAAGGCACCGCCGAAGCGGGAGCCTCGCGAGATCACATCTACGAATGCCAATGAGGGCACGATCAAGATGACCGGAGCCATGCAAGGCGTCACGGTCTACTGGTTGTCCCAGGTCTTCGGACTGACACCCGAAACCGTTCGTAAGCGGCTCGCGGACTGCACCCCAGAGTCCATCTCCGGCAAGAGCAATCGGTATCGCGTAAAAGACGCCGCCGAGTTCCTGGTGGAGCCGAAGATCGACATCGAGAGCTACATGAAGCGGATGCGGCCAGGGGACCTCCCACCGTTGCTCCAGAAGGAAGTCTGGGACGCCCGCCTCAAGCGCCAGAAGTGGGAGGCGATGGCAGGGGACCAATGGCACACGAACGATGTCATGGAAGTCCTGTCGGACGTGTTCTCGATCATCAAGTCCACGATCCAGCTATGGCCGGACACCCTGGAGCGCACGGAAGGGCTCACAGACGAACAACGGCAACTCCTGGTCGTCATGGGGGACGCTCTCCAGGATGAGATCTACCAAGGCATCAAGGGCATGGCCGCGAAGAAAAACACCAAGAGCACCCTCTACGATCTTAACGGATACGAGGAAGACGAAGAAGAGGACCTGCTATGAGCGACCATGCCTTCATGACCCTGGAAGAGATGGTCCTGTCGTCCGCAGACGCCGTGCGCCCACCAGAGCGGTTGACCGTATCCCAGGCGGCCGACAAGTATCGCAAATTGAATAACAAGGGAGCGTATGTCGGTCCCTGGAAGAACTCCGTGGTCCCGTATCTCGTGGAGCCGATGGACACCCTCACGAGCCTGAAATACACGGGCCTGGTCTTCGTGGGTCCGGCGCAATGCGGCAAGACCGAGATGTATCTAAACTGGCACACCTACAACGTCATCTGCGATCCTGCGGACATGATGCTGATCGAGGCGTCCCAGGGCCGCGCGGCCGACTTCTCCAAGCGACGGATCGACCGCCTCCACCGCGATACGCCGGACACCCAGGAACGCCTCATCACAGGCAAGAACTACGACAACACCTTCGATAAGCGATACCGTTCCGGCGCGATGGTCACGCTCTCCTGGCCCACGGTGAACGAACTCTCCGGTAAGCCGATCCCCAGGCTCTTCCTGACGGACTATGATCGCATGGACCAGGATGTCGGCGGGGACGGCTCGCCCTTCGACCTCGCGTCCGCTCGCGCGACCACCTTCCGGCGCTATGGCATGACCTGTGCGGAGTCCTCGCCGTCCCACCCTATCACGGACCCACGGTGGTCCCCCTCGACGCCCCACGAGGCCCCTCCTACCGAGGGCCTGGGGATCATGGCGCTCTACAACCGAGGCGACCGTCGGCGGTGGCACTGGCGCTGCATCGACTGCCATCTGTCGTTCGAGCCGGACTTCAACCTCCTGGAGTGGGACGACCTGGACGATCCACGGGAAGCCTCCAGGACGACCAGGCTCGTGTGCCCTCACTGTGGCAGCTACTACCACCACGATCCCAAAGGGGGGAAGCCTGGGAAGCATCTCATGAACCAGAACGGATTCTGGTTGCGCGACGGCCAGAAGTTCACCCAGGAAGGCGAGATCATCGGCGAGGCTTATGAGTCCGAGATCGCGAGCTTCTGGTTGAAGGGGGTCGCGGCGGCCTTCTCCGAATGGCAGACGCTTGTCGTGCGGTTCATCCGTGCCGAGCGAGAGTTCCAGCGATCCGGTTCCGAGACGGCCTTGAAGACCACGACCAACGTGGACCAGGGGCGCGCCTACCTCCCGAAGTCGATGGCGAGCGACCGTGTGCCGGAGATGCTGAAAGACCGAGCCAAGCCCCTCGGCCAGAGAGAGGTCCCTATGGGCGTCCGCTTCCTGGTGGCCTCTGTGGACGTGCAGAAGAACCGCTTCGTCTGCCAGGTCCACGGTGTAGGCCAGGGCGGCGATCTCTGGATCATCGACCGCTTCGACATCCGGTATTCACGGCGCGAGGATGAGGACCGCGACGGCCAGGTCCACTACGTCAAGCCCTTCACCTTCCGCGAAGACTGGAGGGTGCTCATGGAGGAAGTGGCGCTCAAGACCTACCCTCTGGCCGACGGCTCCGGCCGTCACATGAAGATCAAGGATACGATCAGCGACTCAGGCGGTATGAACGAAGCCGCATCCAACGCCTACGAGTTCTGGAGATGGCTCAAGAACGGTCCCATCGAGACCGAGGACGACTACGAGCACTACAACAAGCTCTGGGTTCCTGGCCTCCACGGACGGTTCCATCTCTACAAGGGTGGATCATCTCCGACGGCACCCAGGACGAAGGTGGACTATCCCGACTCTGGACGTAAGGACCGGATGGCCGGAGCCCGTGGGGAAATCCCTGTGCTCCTGGTCAACGTGACCCCGCTCAAGAACCAGATCGACGCCATGCTCGACCGCGACAAACCGATGGCCGGACAGATCAACTTCCCCGATTGGCTGGACATCAACTTCTACAAAGAGCTTTGCGTCGAAGTGAAGAACCACAAGGGCGTCTGGGAGAACCCGAAGTCCTTCCGAAACGAGTCCTGGGATCTTCTGGTGATGGCCCAGGCCGTCCTGATCGAACGCCGCTACGTCGGGGTCGAGCGGATCGACTGGACCGACCCTCCCTCCTGGGCGGCGGAATGGGACGTGAACGATATGGTCTACGACCCTGTGACCCAGAAACAACCGTTTGCCAAAAAGGCCGAAGACGATTATGATCTCGACAACCTGGCCGAACAATTAGGATGATGCGATGCCCACATTGACCGCCGCGCAACGGCTCGTAGAAGCCGAGGACGCCCTCCACCAACTGGTGACGGGGACTTCCGCTCGCGTATTCGTGGACCAGAATGGAGAGCGTGTTGAATACACCGCCGCCAACCGTTCGGCCCTTAAATCCTACATCCAGGAACTCAAGGCAGAGATCGCCGGATCGACCCTTGGCTCCAATGGACCACTAAGGGCGGTGTTTTAATGCGAACATTCTCAGACCCAGATGAAGAAGCGAAATTCCTGTTAGGATTCGATGACGGGATAGGGTCCTCCCCCCGACCCACGCCATCGGTCCTTGGTGCCCACGAAGCTGCGGACAACTACGACCGTTCGCTGGCATCGTGGGCACCCGCGATCCAGTCTGCCGATGCCGACATCCTTCCCGACAAGCCTTACGTCGATTCGCGGGCGATGGACATCGTGCGGAACGATGCCTTCGCCATGTCCGGCGTCCAGCTTCACAAGGACAACATCGTCGGCTCCCACTACATGCTCAATGCCAAGCCACGGATCAAAGTCCTCGGCCTGGACGAAGCGTGGGCGGAAGAGTTCTCCGAAGAGGTCGAGGCCAAGTTCACGGCCTGGGCCGAGTCCTTCAACAACTGGCCCGATGCCTCGCGCCGGAACACCCTTACGTCGATGATCCGCCTCGCGGTCGGGACCTACCTCCTGTCGGGGGAGGTCCTGGCGACCAGCGAGTGGATGCGCGAGACTGACCGACCCTTCAACACCGCGATCCAGATGGTATCTCTGGACCGTCTGTCGAACCCGAACGACCAGGGCTACGACCTGGAGAAAACCCGTGGCGGCGTTCGCACGTCCGCAAGCGGCGCGCCCCTGGGCTACTACATCCGCAGGGCGAGCCCTGGCGGTATCTGGGACTGGAACAAGAGCGTGTCCTGGAGCTACATCCGCGCGCGCAACGGCATCGGTCGCCCCCAGGTCATCCACATCCTGGAGCAAGAGCGCCCAGGCCAGACACGCGGCATGTCCCAGCTTTCGGCGGCCCTGAAAGAGATGCGGATCACGAAACGGTTTCGGGACATCACGCTCCAGAACGCCGTGGTGAACGCGAGCTTCGCCGCCGCCATCGAGTCCGAACTCCCCTCGGCCCAGGCGTTCGAGACCATCGGTGGCGGCGACGTTGCGACCAGCACGATCAACTACGCCCAACAGTTCCTCGGAGCCATCTCCAAGTATGGCAACAACGCTCGGAACATGCAGGTTGACGGCGTTAAGATTCCGCACCTGATGCCAGGGACGCGGCTCAATATGATGCCGATGGGCAAGCCTGGTGGGATCGGAACGGAGTTCGAAGGTTCTCTGTTGCGCTACCTGGCCGCCGACCTCGGTGTGAGCTACGAGCAAGTGTCGCGGGACTACTCGAAGACGAACTATTCGAGCGCCCGCGCCGCCATGAACGAGACACACAAATACATGATGTCTCGGAAGAAGATGGTCGCGGATCGCTTCGCCACGATGGTTTATCGCCTGTGGTTCGAGGAAGCCGTGAACAAGGGGCAGATCGAGTCCATGAACGCACGTTCGGTTCCGAACATGTATGAGGGACTCAACATGGAGGCGTTCGTCACGGCCCGCTGGATCGGCGCTGGTCGGGGCCAGATTGACGAACTCAAAGAGACGCAAGCCGCGATCCTGCGGATCAAGAGCCGTCTCTCCACCCACGAGATCGAAATCGCCAGGATGGGCGAAGACTACCGCCCTCTCTTCACGCAAATGGCTCGCGAGCAAAAAGAGATGGAGAAGCTGGGGATCGAGCATCAAGAGGCCAACGCGATCAACGCCGCGTCCGGCACCCCCAGCGAAGCCCAGGATGGAGCGCCCAGCGAGCCCCAAGGAACGGAGATCGAGGAATGACACTAGCAGCGGGGATGGGGGACACCCCCCTTGTCACGATGAGCAATGAAATCCCAGGGGGCGAGGCGTATATCCGCACCGTCCTGGATGGGCCTGTCCTGGTGGCAGAGACCCAGGTCCAGGCCGTGGTCGCCAACATCACGGACCTGGTGAAGCACGAGCACTTCCAGGACCTCATCCAGCGGGACCAGGGCGAGGACGATGAGTTCTGGCAGATGGAAGGCTACCGCGCACAGTATCGCCCCTACAACGTCCAGGACGGCACCCTCATCATCCCTGTGATGGGCACCCTCATCCACCGCTTCGGATACGCGATGGGCAACACCGCCACGGGCTACGAGTATATCTCGAAAGCGTTCGAGCGCGGCATGTCCGATCCTGACGTGAGCAACATCGCTTTCCACATCAACTCCCCTGGCGGTCAGGCCGCAGGGAACTTTGAACTGGTGACCTCGATCACCGAGCGCCGTGGCGAGAAGCCCATGCTCGCGTTCGTGGACGACAACGCCGTGTCCGGTGGATACTCCATCGCCAGCGCCGCCGATGAGATCGTCACCACAAGCTCCGGCCGCACGGGCTCTGTGGGCGTGGTCGTCATGCACATGGACATGTCCAAGATGCTCGACCGCGTGGGGATCAACGTCACTTTCATCAAGGCCGGAGAGCGCAAAACGGACGGCAATCCGTTCGAGCCTCTGTCCGAAACCGCCCAGGCCCGTATCCAGGCTGGGGTGGACAAGTTCTACGGCAAGTTTGTCAGCACTGTTGCAAACAATCGGCAAATGTCCGATGATGCCGTTCGCAAGACTGAGGCAGATGTCTTTGATGCCGAGGAGTCGATTGAGGTCGGATTTTCTGATCGTATCGGCGATTTTCGAACCGAACTGGCCTCCTTGGGGGCTTCCAACCAGAGAGGAATCTCGATGACTACGAAAACCGAAACTCCGGCAATCGACGCGGCCACTGTCGCCAAGGATGCCCAGATCGCAGAACGTGCCCGCTTTGGTGCCGTCATGAAATCTGACCACTACGAAGGTCGGGAAGAACTGGCGCAACACTTGCTGGCATCGACCGAAATGGACGCCGAAGCAATCGACGCTACGCTCGCCGTCTCCCCGAAAACCGTGGCCGCTCCGGCCCCCGAACCCGCGCCCAAGACCCAACGCGACCACTTCTCCGAGCGTATGGAGAAGGAAGGCACCCCAGGCGTCGGCTCCGAGGACGCACCTACAGGCGAAGAGCTTGAAGGTCCCGACGCCGTGTCCGCAACCTTGCTGTCCGACTACCGGAAAGCTGGTGGCCGCACCGTGAAACGCGCCTAATCCGCGCACAATTCGTCTAGTCTTGAGGAAAGGACAATCAAATGACTGACATCCCCTTCGGCAACCCTGGTCAAGCTGGAGACGCTTTCGAAGCGTTCACCCAGCGCGATCTCATCCTGTCGGACACGCCAGGTTTCTTCACCACCGATGAGACCCTTGCAGCTTCGCAGGACATCGCCCTGTATGAAGTCGTCGGTTTCGACGGTTCCGGCAACATCATCCCCGCAGTTCTCGGCACTACCGCAGCTATCGGTATTGCCGCTGGTGCGATCACTTCTGGCGTCGGCGAGAACCCGATGATCCAGATCATCCGAGGCGGCCACTTCAACGGCGACATGCTCGGCTGGGACGCAACCTACGACACGGATGCCAAGATGGCCGCCGCGTTCGCAGACGCCCCCACCCCGACGCAGATCGTCGTCGCCTTCAACAAATACCATCGCGCGTAAGCGCCTCGGTAGTGTGACTGACAGAAAGGAAATGACATGACTATCGCACGGACTGTCTACAACACCGAGGAACTTCTTGGTGTTTACCGCGACCTGGAGCCCGCTCAAGAGTTCTGGTTGTCGTTTTTTCCGAGCCTCTATACCTCGGAATCCGAGCGGATCGAATGGAGCAAGATCACCGACTATCGTCATCTTGCGCCGCTGGTTCTCCCGACTGCCCAGGGTCGTCCGACCTTCAAGGCAGAAGAGAACCTGTTCTCGGTCAAGCCTGGTTACTTGAAGCCCAAGGATGCCGTCCAGGCCGCCGCGATGCTCACGCGCCGCGCAGGTCTTGGCGAGATCGGTCAGGCTGTCCCACTGTCGCCCCAGGGTCGCTACAACGCGACTGTGACGGCGATCCTCCAGAAGCATCGTTCGGACATCGAGCGGCGCTGGGAGTGGATGGCGGCCCAGGCGATCCTGAATGGCACGATCACCCTCGAAGACGATGGGTATCCGGCCGCGACGGTGGACTTCAAACGCGATGCGGGCCACACGGTCGCGCTCACGGGCGGCGCTCGCTGGGGCGAAGTCGGCGTGTCCATCGTGGACAGCATCGACTCCTGGAACGACACGATGGCCGATGCCAAATTCGGTGGCCCTGCTACCGATGTCATCATGGGCACCCAGGCGTGGGCCGTGTTCAAGGCGGATGCAGAAGTGCAGAAGCTCTTGGAAGCGGACATCCGCAACACCAGCGGAACGTCCCTGGACCTCGGCGTCGGCAACGGCGACAAGGTGCAGTTCAAGGGCAACCTGTCGCGGAACCTCCGTATCTGGGTCTACTCGGACTACTACGAGATGCCCGACGGGACTATCGTTCCCTACATGGACCCGAAGGATGTCCTCATGATCGGCCAGTCCGTTCGTGGCGTCAAAGCCTTCGGTGCCATCCTCGACAAGCGGGCGGGCTTCCAGCCACTCCCGATCTTCCCGAAGATGTGGGAAAACGAGGACCCCTCGGCCACCATGCTCATGACCCAGAGCGCACCGCTCATGGTTCCGGTGAACCCGAACAACACGTTCAAGGCTCGCGTCCTGACGTAAGCGCAGATCGAGGGCGGCTCCGGTCGCCCTCGGCCTCTCTATCCCTCTTAAACCGCAGCACATGAATGGAGTGACCTCATGGCAAAAGTAGACCTCATCGCGATCTCACGGATCGCCATCTCCGCTGGCAAAGAAGGCTTGAAGTATGTCGAGCCTGGGAACAAGTTCTCCATCGAAGAGAAAGATGCGAACCCCCTGATCGAAGCCAAAGCGGCCCGCCCCCTCAAGACCTCGGCACCCGACGGCACCAAAACCGTTTCGGACGAAGAGGTCCAGCGCCTCCAGATGCTCGAAGTCGCCAAGGAAGAAGGCGTCAAGGGCCTGACCAAGAAGTCCACGATGGAGACGATCTCGGCGAAGCTCGCAGATCACCGTCAGGCCGCCATCGACGCCGCCATCGACGCCGTCGAGGGCGACGACGACGACGAGAACGAAGAAGACGTGATGTAATGTCGTTTCGTGCGATCAAAGACACCGCCAGGGCTCGCCTCCATCAAGGCATGAAGGTCGAGACCCTGTGCTACGCGGAAGGGCCTGTCGGTCCTTCCGTTACTGTCTTCTGTAGGGTCAACTCGAAAGACGACGCGGTAGGCGATCTCGCCGGAACCTCCCTCGCTTACGCGGAGAGAACCGAAACGATCCCCAAGCTCATTTTCCTGGCCGATGAACATGTCCCCGCAAAGGGCAACGTGTATTCGGTCAGCACGTTCGAAGTGTATCGTGTGGACCACCTGGAGCCCCAGGACGGCATCACCATCACGGCGGTAGTCACGCGCGTCTCCAAGAATGAGATGTCCGCCTACGCCCCACCAGGAGCGTGATATGGCGAACTTCGCGGTGGCAGTCGAGGG